CGACAGCCTCAACCTAGATGACCGTGTTGTGTTGTGGGATACGTTTGGTTCTAACAAGATAGAGAATGTACTGGCACGATTCAGATACCAGATCAAGGTGCTGGGTGTGAAGTACATTGTACTAGATCACATATCAATACTAGTATCAGACCAAGACAACGGTGATGAGCGCCGTGCTATTGATGAGATCATGACTAAGCTACGCATGTTCTGTCAGGAGATGGTGGTGTCTATGTTTGTTGTGTCACACCTCAAGCGACCTGAAGGTAAGGGACATGAGGATGGTGCATACACTAGCCTTGGTCAGCTACGTGGTAGTGCCGCCATTGCACAACTGTCTGATATCGTGATAGGATTAGAACGTAATGCACAGGCAGAGGATGTGATGGTACGTAACACAACCAACGTGCGTGTGCTGAAGAACAGGTTCAGTGGTATGACAGGCCCAGCCACTGCACTGATGTATAACAAAGACACTGGTAGGTTAACGGAGGTAATGGGGTGAGGTGTAAAGCCTGTGACAAGATCATGAGTAACTATGAACTGACCAAGAAGTTTGATGGTAGTGGTGAGTTCGTAGACTTATGTAACGAATGTAGTAGGTTCCTTGCTGACGATGACATAACGACAGTAGGTAACGTAGACTACGCTGACTTGTATGACTTAGAGGAGATACGAGATGTCGAAGATGAACCGTTGGATTACTACCCAACACCAGACACAGGAGATGCAGGGGAATGGTCATGAACTTACAGATGAACAAAGACTTGATCTGTCCTACTACGAATATAGTGTATCTGGATATCGAAGCGAATGGATTGGACCCGACAGAGATACACTGTGCAGTGACGAAGAGGCCACACGAAGTAGCCTTGACGCACTTATCTAGCAGGAGTTTAGCGCATGAGTTACAAAAAGGTGGGCAGGTATGTGGACATAATCTTATTGGTTACGATCTTCCTGTTATGCTTAAACTGTGGGGCATCAATGTACATAGAGATAGAGTCATCGATACTCTCGTGATGTCACGTCTGTTTCGTCCTGACCTTGATGGTGGTCACAGCCTAGCTGCATGGGGTCAACGCCTTGGGTTTGCTAAGGGTGACCATGATGAGTGGGACGTACTGTCTGATGAGATGATTGAGTACTGTAAGCGTGACGTTGATGTGACTGAGAAGTTATACAACAAGCTAGTAGAACAGATGCAGATGCTTAAGTTTAGTAAGCATTGTGTTGACCTTGAACACAGCACTGCATTCATCTGTAAAGATCAGGAAGACAATGGGTTTCAATTCAAGAAGCAGGATGCTGTTACCCTGTACTCAGAGTTGACTACCCGTATGGACAGAATAGAAAGAGACTTACAACAAGTGTTCCCACCTATAGTAGAGGAGAGGTACAGTGATAAAACACAGAAGAGACTCAAGGACAAAGTTACGGTATTCAACGTCGGTAGTAGACAACAGATTGCAGAGCGGCTTACTAGCAAGGGCGCTGTGTGGAAGGAGGTCACTCCGTCAGGACAACCAAAGGTCGATGAGTCAACCCTCAAGAAGCAGACAGACATTCCCGAAGCAAAGATTATTCTCCGTTACCTACTGTGCCAGAAACGCGCCTCTCATGTGGACTCGTGGATTAAAGCAGTGGGCGAGGACTCACGCATACATGGACGGGTCAGACACATCGGCGCTGTCACAGGCAGGATGGCGCACTCCTCTCCAAACTTGGCTCAGATACCTAGTGTAAGGGCTGAGTATGGTAAGCAATGTCGTGAGTTATTTACAGTGCGTGAAGGTCATGTGCTTGTGGGTGCTGATGCTAGTGGGCTTGAGCTACGTATGCTTGCACACTACATGGATGATGCCGACTACACCAACGAGATCCTTACAGGTGATATCCACACAGCCAACCAGAAAGCAGCAGGACTAGCAACAAGGGATCAAGCTAAGACATTCATCTATGCTTTCTTGTATGGTGCAGGTAATGCCAAGATAGGTGAGGTAGTAGGTTCTACCAGTGGAGCAGGCAAGAAACTTAAAGATAGATTCTTAGAGAACACACCAGCACTGGCTGATCTAAGAAAGGCTGTGCTTGAGGATGGTGAGTCTGGTTCTCTTGTTGGTCTAGATGGTAGACGGTTGAGTGTACGATCAGCACATGCCGCACTGAACACACTGCTACAGGGTGCTGGCGCTATAGTTATGAAGCAAGCAATCGTTATCCTATATGATCTGCTGGACAAGGTAGACTTCAAGCTAGTGGCACAGGTACACGATGAGTGGCAGATAGAATGTAAACCAGAAGACGCAGACTTCATAGGTAAGTCTTGTGTTAACGCAATGATATTCGCAGGCGAAGTCCTGCAACTGAACTGTCCGTTGGACGGAGAGTATAGGGTTGGTAATAGTTGGGCAGATACCCACTAGCACAATTCTATTTTATGTGGTATAATAGTAGTGTAACATTAACTAGCAGGAGAAATGCTATATGTCAGACCAAGCACCCAATGTAATGGTTAACTGTGATTTGTACTGGCCTAACCTGACTCACAAGAATGAGTTAGCAGGTAAGTATACAGTTGATCTTTCTAATCTATCTGATGCTGCTGTTACTGCGTTGGAAGATATGGGACTTAACATCCACAACAAGGGAGATGAGCGCGGTAACTACATCACTTGTAAGTCTAACAACAAGTACCGAGGCTTCAAGCCTGATGGCAATGAGTTGCTTATCAAGGGACGTACACCACGCGATGAGACAGACGATCCAGAGTCAGGTGTTGTTGTAGGTAATGGCTCTAAGGCTAAGTGTCTTCTTGGCTACTACGATTGGGAGTACATGAAGAAGAAGGGACGCAGTGCTACACTCAAGCGTCTTGTTATTTCTGATGTGGTTGAGTACGCACCTGAAGTAGAAGAGATGGACGCTCTGTGATACTCATTGATGGTGACATGCTGGTGTATCGTATAGGGTTTTCTTGTGACAATGAAAGTGAAAGCGTTGCAACGAAGACCCTAGACAACTACCTATCTGAAATGGTCATGGATCTATCTGACCACTACGACACCAGCATTGTTTATCTTACTGGCAAAGGCAACTTCAGGGACGAGGTTGCTACCACCCTTCCATACAAAGGTAATCGTAAAGACAACCGTGTACCTGTACACAAACAATTACTACGTGACTTCATGGTCAGTGAATGGAATGCACAAGTTGTTAACGGTATGGAAGCTGACGATGCTATTGCTATCAAGGCTACTGAGCTAGACCACAAAGCAATCATCTGTTCGTTGGACAAAGACTTCAAGCAAGTACCGTGTCCTATGTATGACTACACTAAGAAGAAAGTAAACTTGAGTTTACCTGATGATGCTATGCGCTTCTTGTACAAGCAAGCACTGATGGGTGATCGTGTTGATAACATTCCGGGCATCTATGGTGTTGGCCCTAAGAAAGCAGATAAGATTATTGATCCTTGTACGACTGAGTGGGAATGTTATAGCACTTGCCTAACTCACTACTGGGACAATGACTTAGATGAACGCAGACTAATAGAGAGTCTTAGTCTTCTGTACCTGTTGCGCTCACCTAATGACAAGTACGAGAAGCCAAGTGAAGTTTGATTCTAAGTTTGAGAAAGAAGCCTACGCCTTGATGGTGGGCTGTGAGTATCATCCGTCACAAACACTAGAGTACGTACTGCCTAAGACGTATGAGCCTGACTTTGTTTACAAGACAAAGAGTAAGACTATATGGATAGAAGCTAAGGGTAGGTTCCGTACATCAGAAGAGGCACGTAAGTATGTCTACATTGCAAAGACGCTTGGCTCAAAGGAGGAGTTGGTATTTCTCTTCCAAAAACCAAAGACCCCAATGCCGGGATCACGTAGAAGAAAGAACGGCACACGCTACACAATGGAAGAGTGGGCAGCAAAGCAAGGGTTCAGGTGGTACACCCTCGACACACTACCAAAAGGATGGACAAGATGAGACATCTAGTAATACCTGACACACAAATAAAACCAGACAAACCTATGGATCATATGCTATGGGCAGGTAAGTACGCCTGTGCTGTTAAGCCTGACACCATCATACACATAGGTGACCACTGGGATATGCCATCGTTGTCATCGTATGACGTAGGTAAGAAGTCCTTTGAAGGGCGTCGATACTCTGCTGATGTTGAGGCAGGCAACGAAGCAATGCAGTTGTTTACTGATTGCATACGCGCTGAACAGGCACGACAGCGTAAGTTCAAGAAGAAGGTATGGAAGCCTAGACTTATATTCACAATAGGTAACCATGAGAACCGCATCGAACGTGCTGTAGAGAACGATGCTAAACTAGAAGGGTTGATGAGCTATGAAGACCTTAACCTCAGAGGCTGGGAAGTACATCCATATCTTCAGCCAGTTATTGTGGATGGTGTCGCTTATTGTCATTTCTTCACTAGTGGGGTTATGGGTCGCCCAGTATCTAATGCAAAACTACTGCTCCAAAAGAAACATATGTCATGTGTCATGGGACACGTACAAGATAGAGATATCGCATTCGACAGAAACGCAGCAGGAGAAAGAATGACTGCACTGTTTGCTGGTATCTACTATCAACACGATGAGGAGTATCTTAATCCTCAGACTAATGGTTCATGGTCGGGGCTGTGGGTATTCAACGAGGTAACTAATGGTTCCTTTGATGAGATGCCTGTGTCAATGACGTATCTGCGGAGGAAGTACGGTGCTAACTCTTGATGAAATACTAGAGCGTGTCGCTGCTAGGTACGATGAGGTAACTATCATGGAGGCTTTAGAGATAACAGCCGAAGAGTTAGTAGAAAGATTCTCAGATAAGGTAAACACTAACAGTTGGAAGTTTGACTTGGAGGAAGAACATGAGCATTGATGACGCAACACCAGCAGAGTGGGATGCAATTCCATCAGGACAAAAGAAGTGGATCAAGGTAGATGTAGTTGAGAAGCCAGAGCATTACAACAAGGGTGGCGTCGAGGCTATTGATTACATCAAGCAGCAACTAGGTGATGGCTTTGCTGACTACTGCGCTGGTAACGTACACAAGTACATACACAGGTACAAGTACAAGAACGGTGTAGAAGATCTACGCAAGGCTCGTGTTTATTTAGAATGGTTGATAAAGAGTATGGTAGAATGAAAGTCGTAGAAGGTAGTTTTGGTAAAGGCAAAGAAGACAAGGATGAGATCCTAACGTCTGAGTTTCTTTCTGCTTTTGTAGTTAGAGCAATGCAACATGAAGAAGAAGGTAAGTCATTCAAGGTAGCTGTCATCATGTACGAAGATGGTGAGATGTTTGAAGTAGCATCCAATGAACAGTACCCAGATGGTGTCTTCATGTTATTACAATTAGCATCACAAGCAATACTAAATGAAACACTAGGAGTAACAGAATAGATGGACGCATACCAACAGTACATACACAAGTCACGCTACGCCCGTTACAATGCAGAAGAGCAACGACGAGAGACATGGGAAGAAACAGTCAATCGTTATGTTAACTATTGGGTAGACAAAGCAGATCTCAATGACTTTGAAGTATCTGATATCTTCAAGGCCATACATGAGTTGGATGTTATGCCCAGCATGAGAGCGTTGATGACAGCAGGAGAAGCACTAGACCGTGACAACGTAGCAGGGTTTAACTGTAGCTACCTACCTATTGACCACCCTAAAGCATTTGATGAGATGATGTACATACTCATGTGTGGTACTGGTGTAGGTTTCAGTGTTGAGCGACAGTACATAGCCAAGCTACCTGAAGTTGCGGAGAAGTTTCATGAAACAGACACAGTTATTAATGTTGCAGATTCGAAAATCGGATGGGCGAAATCGTTTAGGGAGTTGGTATCACTTCTTTATTCAGGTCAAATTCCCCAATGGGACGTTAGCAGAGTACGACCTGCGGGTGCCACACTTAAAACTTTCGGAGGTCGTGCAAGTGGTTCAGAACCTCTCGTCGAGCTATTCAAATTCACGTCCGGGTTGTTTCAAGGATCTGCTGGACGAAGACTTACGTCACTTGAATGCCACGATCTTTGCTGCAAGATCGCCCAAGTCGTAGTAGTAGGAGGAGTAAGACGATCAGCACTTATCTCACTGTCTAACCTGTCAGATGACAGACTACGCAGGGCTAAGACAGGTGAGTGGTATCACGCTAACCCACAACGTGCGCTGTCTAACAACTCTGCCTGCTACACAGAGAAGCCTGACTTTATTGCTTACTTAGAAGAATGGAAAAGCTTATATGAATCCTACTCAGGAGAACGAGGTTTCTTCAGCAGAGTTGCTAGTCAAAAGCAAGCTGAAAGGAATGGCAGACGAGATGCTACCTACGATTTTGGAACTAATCCATGTAGTGAGATCATCCTCAGACCCAACCAGTTCTGCAATCTATCAGAAGTTGTTGTCAGGCCAGACGATACGCTCTCTAGCCTCAAACGAAAGGTACGCATTGCGGCTATCCTTGGAACTCTACAAGCTACCCTTACAGACTTTAGATACTTAAGGAATATCTGGAAGACAAACACAGAGGAAGAAGCTTTACTTGGTGTATCACTAACAGGTATCATGGATCACCACTTACTATCAGGACGAGGTGACAATGCAAAGCTTAAGAAGTGGCTCACAGAGATGCGAGAGGAAGCAATTGAGACTAACAAGCGGTGGGCTGAGAGACTTAACATTAATCCCTCTACAGCTATTACTGCGATTAAGCCTAGCGGTACTGTTAGTCAGTTGGTTGACAGTGCTAGTGGTATCCACCCTCGCTATAGCGAACAGTATATACGAACAGTTAGAGCTGATTCTCGTGACCCTCTTTGTGCTGTCTTAGAGGCTGCTGGTGTACCTGTAGAGACAGATGTACACAGTGCTAGTACAAAGGTGTTCAGCTTCCCTATCGCCTCACCAGAGGGCGCTGTGACAGCCTCAGCTATGGGTGCGATAGAACAGTTAGATTTGTGGGAGTTGTATCAGGACTACTGGTGTGAACACAAGCCATCTATGACGTGCTACTATAGGGATCATGAGTTTCTTGAGGTAGGGCAGTGGCTATGGAACAAGTTTGATAAGGTATCAGGTGTTAGCTTTTTGCCTTACTCAGACCATGTATTCCAACAGGCACCTTATCAGCCCATTGATAAGAAAACCTACAAGCAAGCAGTAAAAGACTTCCCCACTGAGATCAACTGGGATATCAATGAGGAGTCTGATATGACTGAAGGTAGTCAGGAGCTAGCTTGCACAGGTAACAACTGTGAGATCTAGTCAAACACACCCTTAAGAGTCTTGCCCACTATCGGAAGAGCATATATAGTTTCATCCGGTAGTGGGTCACCTTTTCTTAAGGCATCAGCAATGTCCTCTAAAACTGCACCGGGAAGAGTAGCGCCTAGTGGAGGCAGTAAGTTTTTAGCCATTGCATCTAAAGGATCATTCATAAACTTATCGTAGCCGTAGTCGTTAGCCCCCATTGCACCAAACGTAAGAACAGAACCTACTTGATACAAAGCTGACACTGCACCTTCTGCTGGATCAGGAGCTTCTCCTTTTAATACTTGACGAGCCTCGTTGACCACACCATAACCACCACCTGACAACACAACATACTTAGCTAGGTTTTCTAGTGCTTGTTTCTTGTTACCTGCTTGCCACTCTTTCCATATCCTACGCTCCATCAAATCAAACTGCTTGATAGCAAAACCTTTTAACATATAAAAGATACGAGCATTAGGATTAGCCAACCCTGCCGCTGTCTGTGCTGCTGCGTTGATAGGCTGTAGCTTAAACAAATCAAACATAACAAGATCACGTACTAGCTCACTGTCTGTTACGCCATCAGCAATGTCTTTCTTTAGTTGTTGTATCTCAGGCTTACTGAAACTGTACTGCCACTTAGTATCAAAGCTACCATCAGCTATGTCTTGTCTTGCTTTGTTATAAGACGCAC